AGTTTGCAAGATTAGTTGCTCTATCAAAACCTTGTGATCTTAGCCTTGATGCAATATCACCAGCTCTATCTGCAAAGTTTCTATTTGTTTCAGCTTCTAGTATTGCTGATCGTGAGCCACCAAAAGCACCTTGTCCTATTGCTGCATCTTGATCGCTTTGTAGTTGTATTTTTCTTGCTCTATCAAGATCACTTATAGTGTTATCTATAACTTCGTTTGTAAAAGGATTTTGATAAGCACTTAAATCTGTTGTTGCAAGACTTGGAGTATCTTGGAACATAGTATTTAATTCACTTCTTGGATCATAACTAAATGAATCACCAAACAATCCTTTTGCAGTATTTTTTGCTAATATTTGTTCTGGTGTAAGCCCAGCTATTCTTTGACCTGTATATGCTTGAAATGGAGTATTAAATATACCCATTCCTAAATTAAATAATTGTCTGTTTCTTGCTGCACTTTCTGGATCAACCGCAATCGAATTTACTGATTTATCTCCACCCTTACCAGAAAATAGTGAACCTACACTAGCGATTTTTCCTACTGTGCCTAATGCTGCTGGTATTGCTGATGCCATCTTATAATTCCTTTTCTATAAAAAATATTTTTTCAAAACCTAGATGCTTAATTTTTCGTGACCAACCTTTGCGACCACCTAAAAATATTTTTCTGCATCCATGATGTCTTGCAAAATGTTCTACGCTAGGAAACATTTTCTCTAGCTCTTTATAATCTCCGCCACCAATCAAAATACTTAATGCGTTGTAGCGAGGATACTCAATAAAATATGTTATCATTACTGAGTTTTTACCACCCCAGATATGAAACATACCTTGATGGATTTTTTCTTTAATATCACTTAAATTATACATATCTTGGTGCTTTAATGCACGTTTAATATGATGCTCTAAGCGATCAAACTCTATCTCCCAATGCTCTTTAGACTGTTGCTGTGGCTGAGAGGTTTCCGTTATTGTCAACTTGGACTTTGTATTTTGTACCATCTGGACTAACCAATATTAATTCGGTGCTATCTACACCATTTGCTTCGATCCTTTCCCCTTTTTTAAAGGAAAGACCATCACGATATTCTATCTCGGATACTAAATAATTTTGATAATTGTCATCAAGCATAACTGGTCTTTTTAATGCTCGTCTTGCCATTATCTTCTACCCCTAGTTCTAACATTTAGACGTATCATACCAACTTGGAATTGTTGGTCTGTATCGCCTGTAACTTTCATTTGAACTTGTCTTGCTGTAAATCTTGCATCGGTATAACCATCACTACCAAATGTGAATGTACCAAAATCTGTTTCGCTACCTAGCGGTGTAAATCTGCCTTTAAAACTTATGTCAACTCCGGGCAAAGTGTTTGCCTCTTCATCTGGAATAATCTGATTACATTGAACATAGTTGTCACCAATACCTATTTCAATAGGTGCAGTTTCACAAAATGGTTTGCTTGTGCCTAAGTTTTCTGAACCATTTAAAAGTACGCTTTCATGTTCAAAAACATTACCACTTGCATCGCATGAGATAGGAAAGTTAAATACGCCTTGATCCATCCAGCATCCCCTATCCATCGTGCCGATTGACCAAACATTATCTATATAGTTCCAAATAGCATATTTATTTGGTGTGGTTGCATCAACTCCTGATGGAAAGAAAAACCACATTTCATTAAAGTTAGAGTTATGGCCACCACATGATGTTTTTCTATAAGTAGCATTTAAGTCATCAAAGATATAATCATGTACATCTGATTTTATTTCTCTTACCTGTCCATCAAAAACAAAGAAGGAGTTTTCTCCCATCCATGTTAAGAAAGCACCAGATGTCACAATCGTTCTTGGACTGATTGCTTTACAGTTAGTACCAGCATCTTGAATACCATATATAAAAGGAGATCCTGTGTAATAGAGTCTAGCAACTCCTGTATCAGTAAAGATAATGACATCAGTTTGCCATTTAACACCAGCTAGTATTCTACCGCCTGTTGGTATTTGTATATCACCAGCTGTATTAGTTGCTGATGGTGTCCAAGTTGTAAGTGTTTCTCTTGATGACCATTGTACTTTTCTAGGATCGCCACCAGCACCTAAAGCTACAACGTGTCTTTCGTTAGTAACTACTACGCCCTGACAGTTAGTAGGTGCGCCACTTACTGCTGTTGCTCTTGTTGATGGTGTACCAGCATCCCATTGATAAATCTTTCCATCTGATGGTGTGCAAAATAATAATATTTCACCAAAGTTATCAAAAGAAAAACTATTGGTTTCAAATGCTAATCCTGATTGACTTCTTGCATCTCCGTAATCTTCTCTTCCCCAATGATATGCACCATAACCAAGCGGATCGGTTGATGCATCACTTACAAAACCTACGGGTGTTATATCATGGAATGTATCGAATACTCTTGCATAAACTTTTTCTCTAGTTCCTATAACTAAAACCTTAGTACCATCATTCATAATATAGGAGAATAATCCTGTAGGTGTGCCTGTGAGTGGTGTTGTGTTTAGTTTTTCCCAACCACCTATTGGTCTTAAAAAACCATTTTCGAAACGTACCAAATCGCCATCCACCCAACGACCTTTGTTTCCATACTCCGTGCCGTTAGTGACGATTCCCGCTGGTGGTGTCACTTGTATCAATGGCATCTTAGTTCTCCAATGCGTTAATTCTTTCTTCGAGTGTTTCTATTTTTGTAATAGCTTCTTGTAGTGCAGCTGTAAGTAATGGAACAAGTTTGCTTTGGTCTATGCCTTGCATCTCTTCACCATCTTTTTCACCAGATATTGCTTCTGGAACTATGTCTTGTACTTCGTGTGCAAAGAAACCATCTACTTTTGTATCTGGCTCAGTTTTAAAATTAAACTTGTAAGGTTTAAGTTGTTTTAATCTTTCTATACCATCAGATATAGCTACTTCATTTTCTTTAAGTCTGTAATCTGAAGAAGTTGCATAAGTTGTAGATGCTCCATCTATTCTTATAAAACCAACACTTTGTGTACTTGAATTGAAAAACCTAAGACCATATTGACCATTAGTAGCTACCCTCCATGCACTTAAATTTTGACCAGTATTGCCACTTACTTGTAATTCTCCTTCTCCTGTTATTGTACTTGCTGTGTTTATAAGAACTTTACCACTACTATCAATAACCAATCTCTGATTACTTCCATTCGTGCTAAATCGCATAGAATTATCTGAGTGTCTGTATTCTATTTGTCCATTTACATAAGCGTTAGAACTAGAGAATCTAATAGCCCCATTGTGAGTGTTTGGATTTAAAAGATATATGCCTGTGTTACCACTATTCTCTATAACAAGTTGTTGATCGTTTGTAATAGTTTGAATAAAACCAGCACTACCTGTTTTAAGATGTAGGCCTGTGCCTAAGTCGTGGTTAGATAAACCAGATGATGCAAAGTAATTGTTAGCTGAAAGATCAACTGTAGCAAAAGATAATCTACCGCTACCATCAGTTCTTAAAAATTGTCCGTTATTACCATCACCAACAAATTGAAAATCTACAACTGTATCTACATCCTCCCATGCACTTAAACTTATATACTTACCAGCATTACCACTATAAAGTTTTATTTTGTTAGGATTAACTCCATTAGCATTGACATTTATATCAGTTGTAAAATTAGCTGTTCCTGTAACATTTAAAGTTTTATTAGAGCCAACATTAAGTCCGACAGATGTACCAGTACCAGCTGGGGAGAATATAGCATCAACCGAATTTAAGTTGTTATTAATTTTATCACCCCAAGTATTAGTTGAAGCTCCTACTTCGGGCTTGGTTAAGTTAAGGTTTGTGGTAAATGTGTCTGCCATAATATTCTACTTTCTAATTTTTGATTTAAGCCAATCAATCCATTCTGGCTTCTTCTTATTTATTATAAACAATATTATCCCTGTAAGGATAATTAGCTCTATTAATGTATCCATATATTATCCGCCTATAGTTTTAGTTTCTGAAGTTGGGTTAATTTCTTCAGCTATTTTTGAATCTAAAGCAGTTTTTAAATTAGCTACTTCTTCTTCACCCATTAAACCTTCTACCCAACCAGTTACGATTGTGTTTGTTAGATCAGCAAATGGAATAAAGTCTGAACCAATATCTTCTAGTGATAATGACTGTGTGCCATAAACACTAGCTGTATATGGTACTTGCTCTCCATCTACTTCGTGTGTCTCGCTGCTTTCAGCATTAAGTCTCCAATGTACGTTATAAACGACATCAGTTTCCGATTCATAATCGGGATATACGTCTACTGTTTTGCAATCCCAAGTGTATGTATTTGCCATTTGCTTCTCCTAGCTATTATTTTCTATATAAGTATTACCAGTTGCTATTGCATCCGTGTAAGGTGTTTTGTCCTCTGAACTAGCAACCACATTAGGTGT